GATTATTTAGATACTGCAAAAGACTTTTTACAGAATAAAGTTGATCAAGGAGAAGTTAAATGAAAACATTTAAGAGTTTTACTATCGCAGAAAAAAGACTACTTCCAAGATATTTTGATAAGCCTGGGAAAGGAAAAGATAAAATCAAAATTAAATGGATATCGCCAACAGGATCTAACAATGATTTGAAAAGGTTGGGAGATTTTTATAGTGTTAAATTACAAAAAGCTGGTAAAGATCAAGTCTTTGCTACAGGCGATAAACACGATTTAATTTGGATGTTACAAAGCGATGATTATGGAATGGAATATGATGAAATCAAAAAACAATTTCCAGGATTATTCAAGTGAAAACATTTTCAGATTATTTAAAAGAAAAGGCCGAATCAAAAGCCCAACAAAGATTATTTGGTCTTGCCCTATCAGTAAAAAGAGGCGATACTCCAGAATCGGAAGTCTCACAAGAAGTAAGGGATATGGCAAAAAATATTTCAACAAAGGATTTAGAGGATTTTGCTAAAACAAAACATAAAGGATTACCAGAAAAGGTGTAACTATGAAAAAGACATTTAGAAATTTACTAGAAGGATTAAGCGAGAAAAAGGAGAGAAAACCGATAGTTGAATCAGATAAAAATTGGTCCGATTCTCTTAGAAAGATTGCAAAAGAAAAGCAATTAAAATCCTTGTCAAGAAAAGATAGACAAACTCTTGAAAAAATTGCTGATATGATGGCAAATGCCAATGAATCTGCTGACCCTAAAGGTACTATTAAAGTTACCAAAGGAGATAAAGTTCGTTATATTACTAAGGACGAATGGAATACCTATAGACAAATGGGTTGGAAACAAGAAGTCAAACTCAATGATGAAGCAATTGAACTTGATGAACTATCACCCGAGCTTCTAAGAAAGTCTGCTAAACAAGCACTATTAAAAAGGCGTGCTGCCGAACTTGGAGGCGATCAAAGCAAAGCAGATAAAAGGGATAGACAAGCAGGTAGGTTCGCGCGAGGTGCACAAAGTAGAACTTCTCGTACCCATCCAGACACAATTAAAGTTATTAAAAAGGATATGGCACCGCGTTATATCAAACATGATGAATTAGATAAGTACATAAAAGCTGGTTGGAAAAAATCTCCAAAGCGTTATGATAAACCTAGATCCAGGAACGAATCAGTAAATGAAGGAACAATCATAGAGGGTGGCGATTGTTATCATTGCGATGGAAAAGACATTGATTGCAAACACTGTGGTGGTTCAGGTTATGTTCAATTTAAAGATGACGATAGAGATTCTAAAATCACAAGTAAGGATATTAAAATGGCAGTAGGTATTGCCAATGACCCAAGATATAAAGGTGGTAATTATTCTGCTGCATATTCAAAAATTTCAAAACTTAAAAAAGGTTTGGTATCGCACCCAAGAGTTAAGGACGCATTAAGACAAGCTAACGAATCAAAAAGAGTCAATTTTAAAAAATACTCAAACGAATTAAAAGAAGCATCTCCAAGAGCAGATGCTATGAGAGCTATAAAACAAGATAAAGATTTCCAACGAGTTAAAGATGTTGATGTCAAGGCAACTGCAGATGATATGAAACTTGCCAAAAAGAATCCTATTGTTCAATTAAGAAAAATCTTAGATTATAAAGGTGGTACAATGGAGTTTAAAGATAAAAAGAAACTCCGTGTTAAAGCAGATGAAGCCGATGCATTATTAAGAGGCTTTGATGCACTTCAAAAAGTTCAAGATAAAGAAAAATATCAACATCTTATAGGCTCTAATGCCGCGTCTTTCAAAAAAATTCTTAAAATAGTAAAACGATGAAGAAATTTAACGAATCTTTTGGCTTATATGAAGGTACAGTTGTTCCTTTAGAACAGCCATTAGTAGAGTTTGATACTTCAGCAGGTTTATTATCTGCAGAAAAAGAACCAGAATTAAATCAACCGAAAAGATCAAGTGGTGATAAAAAGTATGTCGTCTATGTTAGAAATCCTGACACAGGCAATATTAAAAAGATAGAATTTGGTGATGTAAAAGGTGGATTAACATCTAAAATAAATGACCGAGATGCTGCTGCTTCTTTTGCTGCTAGACATCAATGTGATACAAAGAAAGATAAAATGACGCCCGGATATTGGGCTTGTCGTCTACCTAAATATGCCAGTAACTTGGGATTAAAAGGTGGCGGAAATTACTTTTGGTAAACCTTACGTAGACGAAGGTAATATAAGAACATTTAGCGTCGATGCTATTGATGAAGAATTTGTTTGGCATCGAGATAAAGAAGATAGAATTATAGAAGTGATTGAAGGTGATGGTTGGCAATTTCAACCAGAAAATTCATTACCTTACTTGTTAAAGCCAGGAATTGGATTTACAATAAGAAAAGGTGAATACCATAGACTATTGAAAGGTATCAATGACTTGGTGGTTAAAATCACTAAAATTATATAAATAAACACATAATTAAATTTAATTAGGAGACAGATATGTCAAGAAATATAGAGTATTTCACCAAAAAGGAAAATATTTCCGAAGAGGTGGTAGAAACACAAGAAGTTCAGGAAACTGAAAATGCCGAACTCTCTGAGGCTGTTTTAAAAGTTGGTATGTTTACTGGTAAAGTAAAGAACAATAAAACTGCTGAGAAATTAGGAATTAGAATCAGAGTTCACAGCCCAGCAAATCCAGGGAATAATATTATAATGTCTGGTTCGGAAGAGTCACTTATCAAATATGCTAGAAAATATCTAGGTGCTGAGGAAGGTGAATCACTAAGTCAAATTCAACAAGATGTCGAGGGCCCATACGGCTTTGGTGAATCAATTGATTGGTCATCAAAGGTGGATAGCAAAATTGAACAATATATTCAAGAAGGTTCTTGTAGCTCAAAAAAGAAATTACACGCAAATTATAAAGAAAGCAGTGAATACCAAGAGTTTTTCTCAAAAGCTTTAGAAAAATTTGGTGTAAGTTCACCCGACGAACTTAATGACGAAAAGAAAAAAGAATTCTTTGATTATGTCGATTCTAACTGGGATGCAGATAAAGAATCTGACTAATAATCAGAATAAATAAATTTAAATAATCTATATTATAGGAGATATTATGAAAGCGATAATTGAATGGTTAAAAGACTTTTTTGGTTTGAATAAACCTGAACCAAAAACTTCTGTTCGCACCACACCAGTAACTAAAAAAGAAGTTGCTAAAGGACCAGCTGTTAAGAAGGTCACAAAGGCTTCTTTAAATAAGTTAACTAAAGCTCAATTAGAAGAGCGTGGTCGTGAACTCGGCATTGAATTAGACAAAAGGTTAGTTAAAGCTAAATAAGTTGACCAAGTCTTTAAAGCCGAACAGAAATAATTTTTGTTATAAATTAACGTTAATTTAACAGGAGAAAACAAATGGCACTATGGGGAAAAACAGACACCGCTGGTGACGTACCTAAGTGGCTCGAGGACGATGCTAATAACACTAATAAGTCCAATGACAAAGACAACGCAGTATTCGTTGACTTGACAGAGGCAGGAGTTGCATCTAACAGAGCTAAAGGTCTTCATACACCTGGTTGGAACTTGTACCACACATATACAGATCAAAACGGAAACACAAGACATCACGCAGAACCTTTGGTTGTGATGAAAGTTTCTCAAAGTGATGCTGGTGACGATGGTGTAACAGGTAACACAGCCGTTGAGGACGCTATTGTAGCTGACAGTTAATAGTTAACACTTTTTACATTTTTGCATTATGAAATTGACGGAATCAACCTTTTTACTTTATGCTATGAAGCATTATGACAATCCACAATGTACGGATATGTCAGAGTTCGAAGAAGATATGAAGAGGTTTCAGTATCTTCGTAAATTATTTAGTCGATATAGACAAGATAATGAACTCAAGGAGAGGTTGATTCTAAATCATTTAATAGTGCTTTTTAATGTATTTGGTGTTTTCGCAACTGAAATGCTTTTTATGAGGTTACACGAGTATCATGAGTACTTGAAGCCTTTTGCAGAATATCTAAACTTTATGCCTTTGGTTATAAGTTATGATGATACTGTAATACATAGTGATAGCATTGTAGCAGACGCCGCAATAGTAGAAAGATTGGGAGAAATCTAGTATGGTAGTCGATTTATTCTTAGTATATAGTTTTATTAAGAGACTTGTGACGCCTTTTACTAAATGGCCTGCTTATAAAGAAGGTATCATTGATGATAAAGGTAATATACTTATTTCTCGCAAAGACTTTCGTAAAAATAATCAGAAAAAAGCATTTGGTATATTCGACCAACTCATTTTAAATCTCAAAAAGCTATTAGGTAAATTGCCTGGCGGTCAAACACGAATCGCATCATATGCTGCAGCACTGTGGTTAATTCGCGAAAGTGAAAAATATGATGAAAACATGTTGACAGAATCTGTTTATGATGATATAATGTTAGCTGAATCTTTAAAATCTTTTGAGGAACAATATAGCGACATTTTATTAGAAGCAGCGTCATGTCCAACCGCTGCAGGTGATGTTGATTTAAATACAAAGAACCGAGATGCTACTATTAAAAAGCACAATTATGGTCCTTTAAATGTTGATACCCCAGGGGATTATTGGGAAAAGATTGCTGTGCATTGGGATACACCAGTAGAAGCAGCAAAGAAAAGTTTATGCGAAAATTGTGTAGCATTTGACATTTCACCTCGCATGGAAGATTGTATGCCAGGTAAAACATCAGATGATGATGGTCAACTAGGTTATTGTTGGATGCACCACTTTAAATGTCACAGTGCCAGAACTTGTAATACATGGGCAAAAGGTGGACCAATTACAAATGACGCAACAAGTCTAGATTGGCAAAGCCGAAACGAAGGTGTTGATGAAGACGCACCT